ATACCCCCGAGAGGCTATCATTGACCCGTCGCAGCTAGTACGCTATATCCTGGGAGCAATTGAGCATGGGTTCGGGATCGTGGACCTCGTCGACACTGACACCGTAAGGTAACCAACAAAAAAGGGCCGGATCCCCGCCAGGAGTCCGGCCCCACATCAAGCCCACCAGAAAGGAAATCCAATGAGCAATTTCAGTATACCAAAAAGTTACCGCGAGAGCAAGGGCCGAGAAATCGCCGCAGCGCCAGATCAGATCTTTGAGATCCGCCGCCGACAGCTCTACCTCGTCATGTCGCAATCTCAAACAGATGTAGCGTACGAGGTAACCGCCATGGGGCCCTACTGGAAATGTACCTGCCGAGACTATCGCAAGCGCGGCTTTGACTGCAAGCACATCTATGCCGTTAAGGCGACCCTCGAAGCCGAGCACGAGATCAGTCTGTGGGAATCCCAACCCCGCTACGACCCACAAGAAACCCCGGATAGAATCGAGGAGCTAATGGGCCGGCCCAATCAGAGCGCGGAGGAGATCCAAACGTTGCGCATCCTACTCAATACCGCCACCTTGCCCGCCGTCTCCTTTGCCCTCCGGTACTTCTGGACCGGCTTTGAGCCCGCAGAGCTCCTCGACGAGCTCAAGGGGTTCGGCCTCGAAGCGCCGGAAACGGTCGAAGTCAAAACCCCCAAGACCTGGAAATGGCGCCCGCTACAGGGAACCATCGAAACCGTGAAAGACTACGTTATCGAGAGTAATCTCAGAGTAGGACTCGCCGCCGTGGAACCGTACACCCGCACCCTTGGACGTCTCGGAGATGCGACCTATCATGTCTACCTCGTCACACAATACGCAGCATAAGGAGACACCATGGAGATCATAGAAGCACTAGAGAAGATCGAGCAACACCTCGCCCGCATCGCCGAGGCACTTGACGCCGACCGCCCCCCGCCCGCCTATCGTTACACCCTGGCCGCCTATCCCGGTTACAACTGGAGCAGCATAGACGCCGAGGGCCTCGAACACGACGACAATGGAGCGACCCGCGTTATGTGGCACCGGCACATCTACACCCGCCGAAGCAACCCGAAATATGGGCATGGCGTATGGTTCAGCCGCGGGGCGGGACGCGACGACGACGGCAACGCCAAATATGAGCGCCTTATCACGTTCAGCACCATGGCGCCCGTTGAGCCGCTACCCGCCAGCGTCAGCGCAGGCATGGCCAAAGCCCCGGCCCCGATCGCGACACCGGCGCCGACCACCGCAGCCAAGGAGAGCGAAGAGACACCAAGACAGCGCCTAAATGGCGACGCGGCCCTGTCGGCCGCCCCCCCGATCGGGGCCGACTCCGTCACCACTCCGTCACCCAGCGAGGCAGAGAGCAGCCCCGCGCCGGCCCGGCCTGCCCGTACTGAGTTCTTCCGACTCCTGCCCAAAGCTATCGCCGCAGGACTCAAACCCGACATAGCCAACAGCCTCACCGCCTTGAGCCACAGCGCGAGCTACACCGAGGCACTCGCGACGTTGGAGCAGCACATGCAGCAACTAGAGGAGCACAACACCTAAAGCCACATGGCGCGCCGGCATCCAGCCGGCGCGCCCTATCAGCAGCACAGGAGATACCGTGAAAGCGCAGCGGATGATGAAATCGATTGAACGTCTCGCCCTGGCCGTAGCCGCAGCAGCCCAAGAAGTTGACCAGATCGAGACAGAGCTCCTCGCCCTGGAGGGTAAGACCTGCACCGGAACGATCCACTGGCGCCCCTCGGACGACGGATCAGCCCCGATGATGTACGCCAACCACAAGTACGGCATGTCCTGTCCGATGCACGGAGCGCCGAAGGTGTCAAATGGTCGACTCCGCGTCTATGTTGGCAAGAAACCGGAACGCCAAGCCGCAGTCACCGAAGCCATGACCCTGAACAAGCGCAAGCTCACGCTTTTACACCGCCGCAGTATCTTAGGGAACGCCCTGGACCACACCTATCGGATCGACCAAGCCACCGCCAAGCTCAAGTAGACCCAAGACCCGCCAGCATAGACCGATCCGCCAGAAAGGACCCGACCATGAAACAGCTCTTACACACCGAATTGATAGCCGCAGTTGAACGCCGCATGGACCCCGCCGACGGCAAGCGCTACACCCGGGAATGTGAACGGGACTACAGCCTCGCGCCCTGGACCCCTCCCCGCCTCCCCTGGGTGGTACTGAGGATCTGCAGCACTAGACCGAAAACCAGAAAGGAACCGAATGACACAACCCGCCAATGTTCACTTCAAATGCCCGAGCCGACGCTCACGCCGTGGCCTGTACGGCATCGGCACATGGGACCAGGAGCATGCCCGCTTTACAGCACCCCTCGACGCCGGCGCCCGCCAGGATACCGGCTGCCAGTCGGAATATGCCCAACACCCCATGGGTAACATGAGCCTCCCCACAGCGACGGCGCGCGCGCTGGAATTGTGGGGATACGTCGAAGTCTCGAACCCGTTCTAGCCAATCAATCACGCAACATAAGGAGACACCATGCAGGAGATTAAACTCTCAGTAGGCCGGATCTCGACCAGCCTCGACGGCACCGTCACCGATGACGGCACCAAGCAGGTTTGCTTCCACGGCGAGGAGCTCGGCTCCCTATCAATCCCCGGCTACGACAACCACAACCAGCTCACCGACACCCGAGGCACCAACCAAACCCTATACCAAGCAGAGGATGACCGGCTACTTGTACACGTTCACGAGTGGTCGAACTGGCAAGGGGAGTCCACAATCTACACGCTGCATCTCGTCATAGAGGAGGACCTCCAAACCGGTGGACGGTTCGAGGACCTCGGGGCCGTGGCCGGCTACGGTCGACCGCTGACCCTCGATGAAGCACTAGAAAGGGGCTGATCTACCAACGCCGCGGAGGCTGACGAAGGTCTCCGCGGCACCTTTGATCCTCAGAAAACGCCCACCGTCACAGCACCAACCCGGCCCAACCGCAGCAGAACACTTGCACTAGACGCCAAATGATGCTAGTATTGATAAGCATGATCAATACTAGCTCGACGACAACAAAATATCAGAGGATGACACCGTGATACAGACGTTGTACAGACTGAGCTTCCAAATAGCCACACTCCTCGCACTATCACCGAGAGGATCACAACATGTCGCAACGATGCACCGCCACCACAGCAACCGGGACCCCATGCAGGGCTTGGGCAATGGCCGACACAGACCCTCCCCGATGTGCAGCACACGGAGGCAGCCGCAAACACCCCGGAGCCCCAGAAGGTAACCGCAACGCACTCAAACACGGCTTCTACGCACAGCCACAGCAGCCGCTAACCGACATCGCCGACATTATCGCTGACCTGGCCGCCAAACAGGCAGCACTCTCCGCCCATATCGATGACGCACTCTCCGACGCCGACGACGACACCCGCCCACACCTCGTCGACCTCGTCAAGTTGTTTTCACTTCACGGGCAGAACGCATCCCGCCTCGGGCGACTCCTCCGAGATCAGCGCGCCCTATCGGGAGACGCCGCAGACGGCATATCCGGCGCCATCGCACAAGCCCTCGATGAACTATCAACTGAACTCGGGACAGCGCTATGAACAAGGGACAGACCGTGCAAGGCGTAGACGTAACACCCACAGTCCCCGTTACAGGGGACGCCGGCCCGGGAGAGTCAGCGCTCCGGGAATCGATTCGCCGATTTCGCCCGGACCCTGACGAAACTCCGCAGAGAATGGCACTATGGCACGCCCTCCGCGACCGTACCAGCGCCGAAGATCTCCGCAACCTCTGCTTCCTGCTCAACCTCGACTACGACACCCTCCCCGGAGACGGACGCAGCGCCAAGGCCCGCGAGATCGTCGCCCACTACAACCGGCGCGAGGAGCTAGACGCCCTAGCCGCAGCCCTGCACCAGCTACGACCGGACATAGAGACATGACTACCAATGCCACGATCAGCCTCCACGATCATCAAACACTGGCTCTCCGACATCCGCAACTTCTCCTCCCTTGTCATCAAACTACCCCTCCGCCACTACCAACTCACACCAGCCGACGCCATCCTCGACTCTGTCCTCCACGGCAGAGGCTTGACCTTCGCCGTGATGATGTGCCGGCAAGCCGGCAAGAACGAACTCTCCGCACAATTGGAAGCCTATCTACTCAATCTCTACCGCCGCCGAGGGGGAGGGATCGTCAAAGGATCCCCAACCTTCAAGCCGCAGACCGTCAACTCGATCCTCCGTCTCACCGACCGTCTCAACAACACTTGGAACCAGAAGGAGTACCGCCGACGCGAAGGTTACATCATCCAGCTTGCCAATGCCCGGGCCTTCTTTTTCTCCGCGGATCCAGCCGCCAACGTCGTCGGCGCCACAGCTTCTCTTCTCCTCGAAGGGGACGAAGTTCAGGACATAGCGCAAGCCAAGTGGGACAAAGACTTTACACCCATGGGGGCCTCAACTAACGTGACTACCGTCTTCTATGGCACAGCCTGGACCTCTAACACGTTCCTCGCTCAGTCCATCGCGTTCCTCAAGCAGCAGCAAGCCAAAGACGGAATCACGCGTGTCTTTGAGGTCACCGCTGACGAAGTCGCAGAAGAAGTCCCCGCCTATGGAACTTTCGTCAAGAACCAGGTCGCCCGCCTCGGCAGAAACCACCCGCTGATCCGTACTCAGTTCTTCCTGGAAACCATCGACGGCAGCGGTGGACTCTTCCCGCCGGCCCGCCGGGCCTTGATGTATGGCGACCACCGGCGCCGGCACGATCCGGAAGCCGGACACCGTTATGCCATCCTCGTCGACGTCGCAGGGGAGGACGAAATCGAGGGGTCGGAGCTCGACCGCATGATGCTCTCCAACCCACGCCGCGACGCCACCGCTATCACGATCGTCGACGTGGAACTTGCGCGTACGGGCGCTTCGCAAAGCGCCCCAACAGGCCCAGGACCCCGCCGGCGCATGTACCGAGTCGTTGATAGGCAAATACACCTCGGGACACGACACACCGCCCTACACGCGAAAATAGCAGCCCTGGCCGAACACTGGCATGCGCCCTGGGTCGTCGTCGATGCTACAGGAGTCGGCGCCGGCCTGACCTCGTTTCTCACCCGCTCACTCGGAGACCGAGTAACACCGGTGGAGTTCTCCGCCAACGTCAAGAGCGACATAGGGTGGGACTTCCTGGCAATCGTAGAGACCGGACGGTACCGTGATTATGTCGACGACCAAGCCCCCGATACACGCCAGTTCTGGTACGAGGTGAAAAGTTGCCAATACGAGATCGGCACCGGCCCAGGCAAACGTATGAAGTGGGGAGTTTGGGAATCGCCCGCCTACGATGGTTTGGTCGCCAGGGGACACGACGACCTCCTCATTTCTGCCGCCCTTATCAGTATCCTCGACAAGTTAGACGTTCCCGGAGACGCCGTAGGTGATATCGTCGCCGCACGCGATCCGCTCACTGAGATTGACAAGGCCCAATGGTAAAGGAACTCACAGAGTTCCCAAGGAGATCCACCCATGAACGTAGACACCACCGCCATAGAGTTTCTCAACACCACCGCCACCAACAACCTCGCCCTTATCCTCCTCGTCTTCCTGGGACTTCTCACCGTCGCTATCATCTGCTGCGTTCGCATCTTGAACGTACCAGATGCCGTACCCCTACCCGAAGAAGAGGAAACCCATAGTAGTCCAACAGACTATCAAGATCAAAAGGACTATCAAGATGGCCAAGACACGAGCTGAGGCACTAGCCGCCGTCGCTGCCCGCTATCCCCACACAACCCCTGCCACACCACCAATCTCACGACTACCACCCTACACGCCCGACCAACTAAACGCCTTCCTGCCCGGGACCGCCGCACCCCAGTGCGGCATCTCCGCCCCCGCACAGCTAACCATGTTCGGAGTTGCCCATGCCATCACTCATTGAGCGTTTTCAATCCGTCCTCAACCGGTCACCAGCCGGTGCCCAACCCCGGGCCGACTCTCACCCGATGGATAGCCCCCTGAATCCCTCAGACGCGACAGCGGCAGTGACAGTTCGCGTCGACGACTCTTCCGGGTGGGAGTCACGATCACATGCGCCAGGCGACCGACCCTGGGGTGATGTCTATTCCGATCTCGAAGACACCCTCAACGCCTGGCGCAAATCTTTCATGGTCCGCAGGATCGTCAACCTTACCCGCTCCTATGTCGTGGGATCAGGTATATCGATCAGCTCCGCCAACGAAGACGTCGCCGCGTTCGTCTCAGCCTTTTGGACCCATCCCAAGAACAGAATCAACCGCAGACTGGGCCCTGTATGCGACCAACTCAGCCGAGACGGCGAACTCTTCCCTATCCTCTTCACCAACACAATCGACGGTATGTCCTATCTCCGCTTCAAGACCGCGCGCCAGATCAGAGCCGTCATCACCGACCCCCAAGACTACGAACACGAACTCTCCTACACCGAAACTTTACCCACCAGCGAAGACCGCACCTGGATCTCACCCAACCACCCCGACGCCTTCCCCTCTGCGGGGACAGGGGAGCTAGGGAGCAGAGGAGCCCAGGGTGGGGAAGAGCTCCCCAGCCCCTCCGCTCCCCTGCCCCCTCTCATGCTCCACTGGGCCGTCAACAAACCCCTTGACGCCACCCGCGGAGAGTCAGACCTTACACCGGTCCTTCCGTGGGCGCTGAGGTATTCAGAGTGGCTCAAAGATCGCGTCCGTCTCAACCGCCAGCGCACCCGCGCCGCAATGCTCGATATCTTGGTCGCCGACGATACGCAAGTCGAAGGAAAACGCCGTCAGCTGAGAACCTCCAACCCGATCGAAGCCGGCATCTATGTGCATGGCCCCGGCGAAGAAGTCACCATGCATGGGCTCAATATCAACGCCGGCCAAGCCGAGGAGGACGGCAAGGTGCTCCGGCTCGCCATCGCTACCGGCTCCAACCTCGCCCTGCACTATCTCGGAGAAGGCGAATCAACCAACTACTCGACCGCCAAAGAGATGGGAGAACCCACCGCGCGCTTCTTCGCAGACCGGCAGCAG